TCTACACAGACCATAGTCTCAGTCATGTCAAAGCTGCAATATAGGCAATAGTATCTCTCGACCGTAGGTGCGCCATAGATCTCAATGGTAGCCATTATGCAACCGCCATTTCGTACATATCGAAGTTAGTCAGAAGGATGTAAGACTCCATATTGTCATCGTATGACTCCTCAAAAGCATGATCATTATCTTCTAGGAATGTGCGAGCTAGGATTAAACTAGCTGCTGAATCAACCCAGTAGCAGACAGCCCAATCAAAAGAAACTTTATCAAGAAAGCGATCTGCCTGAGTTTCCCAGTCATTGCCTTTCCAACCCATTGCTGTATCTGTTAGTGCATCAAAGTCTTTTGCTGTGATCTTCATTTTTGTACCTATCTGTAGCGATGCCCTCGATCGCTTACAGAATTAGAGTCTCACGCCTGTATGACATGGTCAAGCATATTAAGGTAACGAAATGATAACGATTTTATGTGTCAAAGCACATAATGTACCTTAACGACCCTTAGGGTACATTTAGGCGTACAGTCTGCCGTAAAAAGTAAATGATCCATCCTTGTTTATTGGTACCAGCATGGTACTAACGCGATCTCCGTAGGTCTCAATAACTGCCACGCTCATCTGCCAATTAGCACTGCCAGCCTTTAGATAAGAGGCTTTCTTCTTGTCCATGACATTCCCAGCCTCTAAGCCCCACAAAGTCCTGTACGAGGCTCCTATGCCCTCTGTGAAGGCACTAATCCCTGCTCTGTGAGTATGTCCACAGACCACAGACTTCCCAAACTTCTTAGCCAAACCTAGAGCTGTTAGTCCAGCATTGGAGTTCATCGATCCTTCATCACCATGAACTAAAACCCAACCTCTGTGGAACTCAAATGGCTTTTTGTGGAATCTAATGCCAAGTCCTGCAAAGTCCATAAACTTGGCGTACTCAAGTTCTGGCAATCCAATGAGGCTAGGTGCTCGTAGTAGCGTATTGTAGAGCCTGTCTGTGTGATTGCTGCGAGTGACATCTGTTGTGCCGAGGTCATAGAGAATATTTTGCGCAAGGTTTCTGTCAGCATCTAGTGTGCCCTCCCACTCTAATTTAGTGCCCTGTGCCCAACGACTCTGTGATTGCATGTCCAGTTCATCACCTGTGTTTAGGACAAGGTCAAACTTCTCACGCTTTACTAACTTAATTAGATTCTTAACTGCTTGCTCATGGTGATAAGGGATCTGTAGATCCGAGATGACCAGATAGCGTTTTTTAGTCATCATCCTCATCTTCGTAATCGCCTAGTTTCTCAGGCGGTACTCCATCAGGCAAGATCCAATGCGGATATGCTTGGGGTTCAGTAATCATAAACATGGCGATGTCTTCCTTAAACCCTGCTCGCTTTAATGAACTAAAGTATTCATAAAGCCCAATGCAGTAAGCATCTAGTTTAGAGTAGCCCTGCTCCTCTAATGCCTTAGTCGCTTTTCTTGCCATAGCAGAATGTTACCTGTCAAGAAGTATGTTATAGATCTCATCGACTCGCGTGTTGAGTCTTTTGATCTCAGACAACAGGTGTGTAATGACATAACCAGCAAGACCACCAAGTATTCCAAGTGTAGCTAGATAGAAAGTGAAGAAGTCGCTTTGTGTCACTTTTTGATGCCCATAGCAGGATCGTTAGCATTTAGGTAACGAAGTACAGGTGGAATAACAGAAGCAATGCCAGCTGCAATAAGTGCCTTAGGATCTGAAACTCCAGCTGCTGCCATAGAGATTACTGCTACTAGAAATGCTCTAGCCCATGAGCCTGCTGCTGTCTTTAATTCATTCATTATTCTCCGCCTAACATAGATACTTGAAAAAAAGCCCCATCATTATCAGCTTCTTTTTTAAAGCTAACATGGCAGTGCTTAACATGTTTGTTAGCCCCTGTGTATTTACGCCACTTCCAATTGAGGACTTTCGAGCAGATAAATCCATCGAATATGATGTAAGCAATACGCGTGTCTTTTTTTGACTTTGATAAGGTACGAAGTTGATCTGCAAGATCGCCCATGATGTCGGGCTTTGATCCCTTAAATAAGTCACGATCGATGTCAATGGCACGAACCCAACCTTGCTCATCTGGATTATGATCAGACTTGCGAGCAGCGTGTCGGGTATCACCGATCCAGCCATCCGATGTGATGTCACGATCTGGGAAGGAATCATCAATCTGCTCTCTTAACTGGGAAGCAGCTTTAGAAAGTCTTGGCTTCACTTACAATCCGAGTGCCTTTAAGTCATCTGCTGTCAAACCAAGAGCAGCCAGTTTTGCAACTGCCGCTGCTTTGTCATTATCGGCTTTTGCTGTTACCTCTTTTGCCTTTAATTCATCGGCTTGATAGGCAGCAAATTCTGCGTCTGTCATTTCGCGGTCAATAAGTTCATCTGTTTCAGTGTTGTGAATTCTGATCATTGGTTTCATTATTTTACTCCATAGATTTTGACTGTGCCTGCTGTGAAACTACCGCCACCAGCCTTGTGAAAACCAATGCTGGTAATTGCTGAGTTAGTTTTTAGTCCGCCAAGTGCATAACTTCCCACCGCATCCGTACCACCCGACTCGGCAAAAGTGCACGTTTGTGAAAACGGTTTACGAGTAGTTGTTGAGGCGTAATTTTGAATAGTAATAGCTGCTGCATTGTTACCTCCTGAAGATGCGTAAAGCAAAGCACCTGACTCAAATATAATATCTCCACCAAAACTAGCAGCGACCGTTGTATCACCGTTTGGATAGCGGTAAGTGCCAAGATTGGCTGTATTGTTAGGACGCCAAAAAAAACTACCATTTGCAACGTCGTTTGTAACCCCAGTAACCAAAATGTAAAGATCTAAATAAGTTTGATCTATTGAAGTGACAACTGTGCTTGTTCCTGAAAGTGTTGTAGTGCTTAATAAAGTCATACTTCCGCTTGAAGCGGCAGCCCAAGATGGAATACCCCCTGCAACAGTCAGCACTTGACCAGTAGTACCAATTCCAAGACGAGCAGGTGTTGATCCACTTGATGAGTAAATCGTGTCACCCGTAGTAGTCATTGGATTGACCATGCCTGTGGTATCTAAATTAGTCCATGCAGAACCTGTGTAGTAGGTCGTTACATTTGTATCTTTAAGATAGGCGAATTGTCCTTCTTGTGGAGATGTAATAGCAGCATCGCGAGCTGCGGCACTGGCAAAAACCAGTACCCCTTGCATTAGATAGCCATTTACATCTGCTGCGCTTAAAACATCGCCTGTGGCAAATGTCTTAAAGCCTAATCCTGCTGCCATGTGTTCTCCTTAGTAACTTAAAACGCTAGTGTCTAGAATACCGTATAATGCCGAATCCAAAATGAATCCATCGATGATTGGTTCAGCTGTGCCGAACCTGACCTTCCATGAACTTGGCGTAATCGAGTGGGCTACATTAAACACCTGCTCGGTCTTGGATAAGGTCGTGTTGTTAGGCTGAGTCGTAGTCACGCTAACTGGAGTAAAAAAGTCCATAGTGAGAGCTGCGATAGTCCCAGCAGTGTAAGAATCCTGTTGAAGATCTAGTGTCAATTCATCGACTCGAACTGTGGTGTCTTTGCGTGAGGCAATAAAAGCCTCTGCATAATCTAGGGCTTCTGCATCTGTCTGCATAAGCAACCCAGATTGATTGTAGCTATGAGTAAAGAACTTAGCAATAGATGCGGCATCTGAGGCAGTCTGGACAGATCCGCCTGTGCGAGTAATTGTTGCTAGGTTATAGATCTGAGTGTCATCAAAGACCCATTTGACATCTGAGTAACCAATGGCTGTGCCATCATCCTTGAAAACTACTGGAGTGCCAGCAACAGATGCAACAGTCACAGTGCGATCTTGAAAGGCTACTCGCCCTGTGTGATCCATGTAGATCGCGCCATACTCTGTAGTAGCACATGTCTGCAAGGCTGCTAAAGCTGTTCGCTGTGTTGCTGGATCTGCTTGGACTGTGGTTAGCCCTGTGTCAATGTCTCGCAATGAAATAGGCCAGCCAATAGTGTCTAGGATCTTGCCAATACGAGTGCCTGTAGTTTCACCTGCAACAGCTCCAGTTACTCCAAAGAATTGTGCGTTCTGGAATAGCCTAAATCCATCGACTGCTGTGACAGTAGTATATACAATGTCCCCATTAAATTTAGGGGTACTTGTATTCCATGCCGTAATGTAACCCGCAAAGATATAATAAGTTACTCCCAAGTAAGTTGCAGTAATAGTGATTTTACGCATTGGGTTAAGATAAGAATAGTATGGTGAAGATGTGTTCTGGCTGTTGAAATCACCATTCTGATCTAAAATGCGAATTGAAGCTGTGCCTGTTTGAAATTGCTCAGATGAGATGTTGCGGCCCCGATTGGTCTGCACACTGTCTAGGAGATTAGATACATCTACGACAAGGTTAGAAGCTGAGTCAGATAGAACATCTGCTCCTCCTAACTCAGAAGTGCCAATAATAAAAGGATAGCCAAAACTAGCACCAGTATTAAAGTCAATAATTACATTGATGACTGGTCTGGTCACAAAGAGCCAGCCTGAGTAAGTGCGTCACCTCTACGGTTTAACCTGATAATTGAGTCTTGAATGAGATTGGTAAGTTCATCTGGGTTAGCAATAGTGTTGGCTTGGATCGTGATGTTGATGTCTCTATCTCTAGACCCGACTGCACCTGAGTTAAACAGTGATCCACCTTCTGCTGTACGGAATGAGCCTGCATCAAATGGCTGAGTAAGAATACCCTGAGCAATAAACATGTTCTTAGCAACACTGTCTTCTAATTGCTGAAACACAGGAGCGGCACTATCAACAAGTTTGATAAACTCTTTACCATTTTCCCCAATGACAGAGATTACTCCCCCAATGGCTTCAACAGCTGCATTGATTTCTGCAACTGAACGAGGTGCGGTCGTTGGAGAAATGCCATTAGGTGTCTGAATAAATCCACCACCAACTACAGTTCCATCAGTCGTGCCACCAACCTTAGGAATGGTGATTGTTGTTGATCCCATTTTGTTTAATAGATCAAGCATTTGACGAAGTTTTGCTAGTGTTTCGTCTAAGTTGCTTTGTTTGATCAAGTCTTTAGCGTTTAATCCATTAAGGATCGAAGCAATGGCAGTCATCTGAGTCTTTTGATTTCCAAGAGCACCAAGAATTTTTAGATCTTCATCAAGTTTTTTAGTTGCAGCGGTAATCGCTGCTTCATCCTTAGAGGCAATAGCATCTTCTAAGGCAAGGATCGAACGCTTTACATTAAGACGAGCAGTATCGTTAGCAATTTGTAAAACCTGTGCAGCATCTGTTGCCTTACCCAATAATTGTGCTTGATTAATAAGAGCTGCATTGAGTTGGATTTTGTCTAAGTCAAATACGTTGTCACCCTTCCCAAGCATAAGGTTGGCTTTGTCAATCGCATTGGCTAACTTTTTAGCTGCAAGAGATTTTTTCTCAGTGTCTAATTGCTTTTGCTTAATTTTTAAGAGTTCTAGCGCACGCTTTTTTGCTTCTTCTTCTGCTAATTTTCTTAACTTATCTGCTTTTGCTGCTGAGTCTGATGAGCCAGAAATTGTCATTGGCGTGCCAAAAGGCTTAGGCTTATTTGCAAGTGCGCCTAATTGATCAAATAAACCACCTTGACCAAAAACCAATAAATCTTTAGGCAAGCCTAGAGGATTGTCCAATCGACTTAAAATTCCACCAATAACAGGAATCTTTTGAAGCTCGGCTACTAATAAACTTACACCTACTATTGCATCAGCAGCAGATGAAGCCATGTTATTAATCTCAGTTGTGACCGAGCCAATACCTTGATCTCCACCCAAGATTACAAAAGCATCGAGTAAGCCTTTACCAATAGTTTCCTGAGCATTACCTAAAGCAACATTGACTGCATCCATCTTGCCAGCATAGGTATCTAATCTAGCTGAGTTCTGACCAGAGAACTGCTTATTTAGTGCTCCTTGAATTGTATTAAAGTCGGCTGCTTGTAACTCAGCTTTTGTTAAACCTGTTTCATATTTAGCAAGTCCTTTAGTCTGGCCAAGATATGCAAGTCCTAAATCTTTACTTACTTGGGCAGCATCAATTCCACTGCCAGCAGAAACATCTAAAGCAAGTTTAAGTAATTCTTGGGACTGGGCAACTGAGCCTGTAGTCTGAAGCAGACTTTGAAATGCTGGACGAAGAATGTCATCCGAAACATGAGCTGTAGCTTCTAAGTTGCTTATGAAAGATTTGATTCTTTGATCTTCAAAACCAAGACCTAGATTCTCAACGCTCTTAGTTAATCGTGCCGCTGCTGCTTCATCTGCTGCGTAAGCCTTTATAGAAGCCTTACTGTAATTAAGGATCTGCTTAGCACCAAAAGCAGCAATAAGACCTTTAGCTAGATTGCCAACGGTTTTATTAAGTTTGTCGGTAGAAGTTTCTGCTTGCTTAAAAGCCTTTTTGCCAGTGAACTCGGCGGCGATGTCAATGACTACATTGCTCATGCTGACTCCCTTACACTGCTCACTGTTGAACGTTTATTAAGTTTATCTCTGGCTGTATCAATAGCCTTAAAGATTGCTGTTAATTGCTTTCCCTCATCCTGTTCCCAAGCACGATAAAGAACGCGACCACGCATATCTTGGCCGTTCTTTCTTGAACCGTATAAAGGACCTTGTTGAACGAAACGCGCACCTGCACCTGGATTGTTTGAATTGCTTTCTTTAGATCCAGTTGGATTAAGTCGGCCAGCCTTCTCATAGATCGCGCCTACTGCTGAACTATTTTTAACCCTAAACAAAGATCTGAATCCTTTAGAATTAGGCTTGCCATATCCTGTGCGATATACAATGCCACGCTTAATAACTGCCGCATCGTAACGAGGAAATGGACGCACGCGACCAGATGTATTAAATGCTTTAGGCTCGCGTGAAGGAATCCTATCCCAGCTGTAAAGACCACCTGGAGCAGAAGCAGGTACAAAGCCTCTAGCTGATTTTTGAATTACTTTAAGAGAAGTAGTTATCTCTTTTGTTAATTCTTTAGCCAAGTCTGGAGCAAATTTGTTAAGAGCTTTACGGAGTTCTATGACGCCCTTTACTTCGACTGGCATCTTTTATCTCCTTCGCTTCATCCTTTAGGCCTTGAACTAGAGCATCTAGCATGGTCTTATCTAATTCTAATAAGTGTTGTGGCGCGATCCCCAACCTAATGCTTAGCCTAGCAATTAGATAGGTGAATGGTTGATCGCGCTTTAAGCTAAAGGGTCTGAGTCAAGCACCTCAACACTTTTAAGT